AACACGCGTGTAAGGTGGGGTTATTCAAGTCACTGTTTAAAGAACTAACCACACCGGTCATAATATTGAAAACGCAACAAAGAGCATTAATTCAGTGCAGGAACTAAGCCGTACGACGCAGTGAGGTGAGGGCCGGTTTGAGACATGAGAGGCCAAAGGAGGCTGACAAGACGACCGGAGCGGAGGAGCCATCGACCGACGCGGAGCACGACGACGAAACGGAGGAGCCGGCGACCAGAGGGAGTACGGTGACGCAGTGTAGGAGACGGCGGACCGAGGGAGTTGGCGACGTAAGCGTAGAGAGGCGAGGAAGCACGACGACGCTGGTTCAGGGCCAAATCCGATGCACGAACCGAATCGCTAGGAGGTCTGGCTCCGTGATGAATTAGAAACGACGTCAGGCACGTCGATTAAAATGATAACATGATTTTTAATTATTATATATATATTTGAATAAACTATAGATTTCCAAAACTATGATAAACAAATATATATAGAAAAAAGGGGGGTTGAACTTCTGCTCAGAAGTTCCTCATATTACCCCCCGGACTTCTGAGCCGTGAGCCGAGCCGTCAGGCGAGCGGAGGTTCATGAAGGCCATTTATTAGGTAGTCAATGGTTTAAATTACCTTGAAAAACTAATAATGTGATAATTATTTAAAAAAAATTATCGTATACTATAGTATCTATAAAAGATGCCTTATGTATACTTGCCCAAAAGCGAAATGACAACAATGAAGCAAAAAGGCACTAAGAAAAAGACTACCCGTAAAGGGAAGGGCTTTAGTATTGGAGGTGCAAAATTCTTAGGAATTGAAACTCCGTCCTTAGGTGTAAGCTGGAAGAAGCCTACAAGGGCTCGAGCAAGCCGAGGACTATCATCTGCTAAACCATATAGAAACGCATCGGCATTCATGTCAAGGAATATGCGATATGGCCAGAGTTTTAACACTGGAGCAGTGAGTATGGGTATGGACAATGGTGTGGTACATGTTAAACACCGTGAATTTTTGGGAGTTATTAACTCATCAATAGATTTCCAACCCACATTATATGACATTAATCCAGGGTTGTCACGGTTAATGCCATGGTGTTCAGCTATAGCGAACAACTTTCAGCAGTATAAAATCCAGTCAATGGCATTTGAGTTTGTATCTACGAGTGCAACAGCATTAGTATCAGGTACAAATACTGCATTGGGTCAAATATCTATAGCTACGCAATATGATTCACTACAACCAGACTTTAGGAACCTAAATGACATGTTAAACAGTCAATGGGCTACATCTACCAAGATTAGTAGTGACTTGTTGCACCCAATTGAATCACAACGTAATCAGACAACGGCATCACCTTTGTATACACGGTCGGGCAGGGCACCCGGCGATTTACGTTTGTATGATTGGGGTAAAACCACAATCGCAGTATATGGTTGTCAAAGCACCGGTGACCAAATTGGTCAAATCTGGGTATCGTACGATATATGCTTTTATAAACCTATTACTTATAATTTAGACGGAGGTAATGCAGAGACGGCGTTTTTAACGTTAGTCGATGGGTTTTCTCAGGCTCGTCCAATCGGGTTAACTACCCGAGTGAATTATGATAATATCGGATTAGAGGTTGACCAGTTGAGTGCCACTCAGTCAATCAGATTTCCTCCAGGGTCATCCGCATATTATTTTGTAGAAGTAGCGTTCTTTGGTTCAGCCACAGCAACAGGTACTTCAAGGGTCGGCAATATAACATTGTCCGGCGCTAACTTTATGGATTCACTGTATAATCAGTATGATGCAGGGAGTCAACTTCAGAGATATGCGGGTAGTGTAGAAGCAAGTTACGTAGGTTCGGCATCTAACCGTTTCAACTTTACATTTATAATTAATATCATAGACCCAAATGTGGGTGCAGTTATTAATTTCCCACCTGGTGTCACATGGCAACCAGTGCAGGCGATGATGACCAGTCCAAGAGACGTATGTAATGTTGTTATTAGCCAATTGAATATTGGAATATCACAGTTTGTGCATCCAGAAACTGTTATTCAATCCGGATGTTGTGATGAGATTGAGGAATTACGACGAAGGATTACTGAACTGGAGACTAAAGAGGCGGAGAGTGAAGCAGAGAGTGAAGAGGAGAGTCAGCATAGTCACGAACGTGATGATGTTGAACTAAAAATATTAGAAGTGTCTCCACCGAATCCAGACCCAACTGTAGAAGAGCAACGACAGATGCTATTAAAGTATTTGCGACAACTCGATGAAGCAAAGTTGGTGTAAAAATTTTTTATTATTATATTTTGATATATTATAATAAGATGGCACAGACAAAGGTAGAAAAATTTAAGATACCGTTGGGTAAGTATAGGAATTGGGTGTTTACATACAATAACTATACACCAGAGATAGTTAGTAGTATTATGGAGAAGCTATCTGTGGAAGCAGAGTATTGGGTATTTGCATATGAGACAGGTTCATTGAATAATACGCCTCATTTGCAGGGTTATATAGAATTTGCCACGCAACGTACATGGAATGGAGTGAGGGACAAAGTATTTAGTGGTGTTGTATCATGGTTAGATGTAAGACACGGTACCCAAGAAGATGCATTATCGTATTGTAAAAAGGGAGAACAATCACATGAACAATGGGAGAAGTTAGGAATAGACGGTCCAGATTATGGCAAGAATGCTAAGTTCGAAGAGTCTTCAAAAAAGATGAAGAAACAAGGGAAGCGTAATGATATAATTAAAGCGAGATTGTTGATAAACGAAGGCAAAGGAATGGCACAGATAGTAGAATCAATAGATTCGTATCAAGCAGTTCGTATGTCAGAGTTAATACTAAAATACTCAGAGCAACCACGGAAGTGGGAGACGATGATATATTGGTATTGGGGAAATACTGGATGTGGAAAGACGCGAAAAGCATATGACACAGCACAGGAGTTACTAAGAACAGAGTTCAAAGATTTTAGCGATGAACCATATTGGACAAGCGGTAATCTAAAATGGTGGGAAGGCTATGATGGGCATCCAGTGGTCATAATAGACGAGTTCAGGGATACACATGCAACATTAGACCAAATGTTACGTTTGACAGATAGATACCCTTATAGGGTAGAGAACAAAGGAGGTTCTCGTCAATTGCGAGCAAAGTACATATTTATAACATCCTGTTATCCACCAGAAGAGTTATTCAAAGATGCATCACGAATGCATCGTAAGCAACGAGATAGTGTAGCACAGTTATTAAGACGTATAGTTAATATACAGAATTTAAGTACAGACCCTAAGTGGAAGGGTATGGCAGGAGCTATACAAAGAGATGTTGAAGTAACTCCAGACCTCTTACTATCAGATAGCGATGACGAACTGTCGGAATTCCGACGTTTGGAAATTACAGGTGATGATATATCATTACTATCAGATAGCGATGATTCAGATGAAGTAACACCAGATGAATTAGAGTATGGTACAAAGGAGTATGTAACATATCAGAGAAATAAAGCAAGAGAAAAAACATTAAAAAGTATCGAAGCAAAGAAAAGTAGCGCGGAGAATTCTCGTCTCCAGAATTCTGGTAAGCCTGCGAAGATAAAGATGACTAAGGAAGAGTATAAGACTCGTAAGGCTGAGCTAATAGCTCAACTCGATAAGCTAACTAAAAAGAGTAGTTGATTATCGCCTGTATTAATATATTAACAAAAAAAGTTATAAAATATTATATATAGTTAATTACTTCTTTTTTTTGGTCTTCAGCCCTCCGGCCATCGGAGGGCGACAACACGCGTGTAAGGTGGGGTTATTCAAGTCACTGTTTAAAGAACTAACCACACC